TTTATTAGTATGAAAATTATAATAACAGAAAGTCAAAGGCGAATGATTCTTACCGAAAGTATTGGTGAGAAGATGGGTGAAATTGTAAAAGAGGGTGAAGCCAAGGTTGAAAAACTTGTTGAGGAAGCCAAAAGTCAAATGGGACTTAATTTACAATTCCTACTCACTTGGGGTGCTGGTATTGGTGGCGTTATGGGTCCTGTTGAAAGTTTTGTAAGGGGTGAATTTAATGGTCTATCGGAAAAAGATATTTTACTTATTATAGTTAGTGTAATTAGTATTCATTTTTTTGATGGAAAAGATTATATCAAGAGTTTAAAAAAAGAAATCAAAGAGAGAGGATTAGTAGATGTTTTTAAAACTACTTTATCAAAAACCAAAGAACTAACAAAAACATTATACAACTTTGTTGGAAGTTTAGGTACAACATTCCATAAATTTACAAATCTGTTAAGTTACTCGTTCATCCTCCCATTAATTGTTCCTATGTTAGAACTTCTTTGGTCTGGTAACTTAGACCCAGAGGTATTGAAACTTTTACCAATCAGAATAGCTGGATTTGTTGGCACTACCGTTTCTGGAATTTTAGCAAGAGAGTTGATTTTCAAAATGATTAAAAGATTCAAAGAATAAAACTTGAATTGACCCTTTTTTATCATTATCCTTATTAAAAAATAAGGTTAATATGAAGAAATTCGATTTTAAAGACATTACATTAGTTCCAGAAACCCTCTCCTCAATTTCATCAAGAAATGAGATTGATATTAAAAATTCAAACAACAAATTACCAATAATTGTCAGTCCAATGGACACTGTTATTGATTATAACAACTATTCCATATTCTCAGATATGAAAATGGAAGTGTGTTTACCAAGAAACGAAAGATTAGATGAATATGATGGGTTTATATCAATATCTTTGACAGAATTTGAGTCAATGGTTAGGATACACAAACATTTTGAAGTAGAACCCATTGAAACCAAAATATTGGTTGATATTGCCATATATGATTTATGCAAATATTTTGTTAATGAAATCAAAACAAATCATAAATTGATGGTTGGGAATATCGCTAATCCCACAACCTATGAAAAGTTTGCTGAATTGGGGGTTGATTATGTCCGAGTTGGTATTGGTGGAGGATCTGGTTGTCTTACATCAGCAAATACCGGAATACATTACCCAATGGCTTCCCTAATTTCAGAATGTTATCAAATCAAAAAGAAAAGAAACTACCATACTAACATTATTGCCGATGGTGGGTTCAGAAATTATGATGATATAATCAAAGCATTGGCACTAGGTGCTGATTATGTAATGTTAGGTGGGGTTTTAAACAAATCCCTTGAATCTTGTTCCCCAGTTTATATTGGAAAACTAATTCCATTGAATAAATCAACGTCAAAATATATGTGGGATAACCTTAAATTTTTGAGGAGATTTATGTTTAAGAAATTCAGGGGTATGAGTACCAAAGAAGTTCAGAAAAAGTGGGGGAAACAGAAATTAACAACATCGGAGGGTATTGTTAAGTATAATAAGGTTGAATATACAATGGAAAAATGGATTGAAAACTTTGAAGACTACTTAAAGTCAGCAATGTCTTATACCAACTCAAGAACTTTGGAAGAATTTAAAGAAACAGAATATGTATTTATAACACAGAATGCTTTGAATAGGTATTATAAATAACATATCAAAAAAAAAATATGGAAAAATCAAGATTATTAAATTTTATCAAAAAAACACATAAGTTTTATTCGAGTAATGCAACACCTAAAGATGTTTATTACGCATTAATAACTAATCCTGAAATGAGGCCGGCATTTAATTCAATGTTAAAAGGTAAGGATATTGCGTTATATAGTTTTTTGGTTCCAAAATTCAAAGAAAATCCAAATATTGAGGACTTATATGATGCGGTAAATAAATTTTTGACTGCGTTTAGATTATCGTATATCGAAGAACATAATCCAACAAAAAAATGTGATCAATGTGATGATGGTTTAATTAATTGTGATGTGTGTCACGGAACTGGGGAAGAAACTTGTCGTGATTGTGGTGGTAAAGGTAATACTGATTGTGATGATTGTGGTGGTGATGGTGAAGATTCCGAAGGTGAATCTTGTGATACCTGTCAAGGTGGTGGAACTTTAGAATGTGACACTTGTCACGGTACTGGTGATGAACATTGTCAATATTGTGATAATGGTTACATCTCTTGTGATGAATGTGGTGGTTCAGGTAATATTGAAACCACCGATACTGTTTTAATCGAAAGACAAAATTATTTAACCTATAATCCTGAAATTATTGATAAAATGAAAAAAATGGAAGAAGGGGATGTTTTTGACGAATCATTATTGGACATCATGTATATTAGTGACTCAGTAATACTTTTAAATTCAGTTGAGGATTATTCCGATTATGATTTTCATGTTGATAGGGAAGACGGTGAATTTGTTTTTGAATTTGAATTACAAAATCCGAAATTGAATATAACACCGTATAGTAATTTAACTATAATATGGAAATCAGAACCTTAAGATTAGAATCACCTTTTATTACTCTATGATAAACCCCTATCGGTATATAATATTTTTCTCCAACTGTCAACCTCTTAGGTAGTTCATCATCCATTTGTAGATACCAATTTTCCCCTTCCAATACCTCAACAAGTCTATTCTCTCTGTCACGATGCCATTTCAGTTCGTCTGAATCAACGTTTGGAGAGAATATTCTTAGTTTTTTATTGTCAATTATTTGTTGTTGATATGGTAGGTTTTCCATTACCAAGATTTTGAACTTTTAAGCCCTAATTTCTTAGCATGTCTCCCCACATTGCAACTCCAATACCCAGCCATAGTTCTATCTTTCTTTTGGGCACAATTATGTCTCGCCCTAAATGATTTTGCCGCTTTAGGATTTCTATTTCTTACTTTAAGATTGGGATCACCAAATGTAACTTTCTTGATTGTCCCTTTTGGTGTTTTAACATATACTGCAAATTTCTTTGGACCTCCAGGTGTTCTGAATGGTGAATTTAATTTAACATTTTTTCCTCTATGTTTAGCTTCAGACAATAATTCCTCAACTTCTTCTTCATACATTGGAGCATCTAACCAAACTTCATCACCATTTTCCAATAATACCTTTTTACCTAAATCGGATTCTACTAACCAAATATCTTCATCATTTAATCGTATTTTACCTTCATTAAATAAATTTCTCACTTCATTAATAAGCTTGAAGTATTTGTCTGAGTATATTCTAAATATGTTTTCATTTAATGGTATTCTATTTTCCAAATGATATTTTAAATCCTCAGAAATCAAACAAGATTCGGTTAACTTCATTGATGGGTTTACTGTTTCTTTGAGAACTTTTTTTATTAATCTATCTATATTTTGTTCCATATCTTTTCTTTTTTTATAAATATTACCTATCATTAATATAAAACCATCTAAAAATAATATGTACTACATTTATGCAATTTTTTATACATTAATAAGAATATTTGTATTCTCAAAAATATTCTATCTATTCATTATGACATCACAATATCCTGAATCCCATGATGTAAGTTTGTTAACATGGTGGATTTATTTTTTGATATTTGACATATGGTTATTACAAATGTTACCAGATAAAAAAACAAATCAAGAAAATAAACCAAATGATAATGATATTCTACAGTAAAATTTATTCCTCTACGACATATTTATAAAGAAAAAAATTTATGAAAAATATTATCGTGAAAGAATCTGAAATACGTAAAACACTTAGAAGGATTGTAAACGAGGACATGAGTCCTGAAATTGATGAGAAAAAAAACAAACCAAGATGTGTTGCAGGAAATGTAATTCCGTTGGATGAAATAGTCGGAACTGCCGATGAATATATTGATTATGCTCCAGGTGTTAATAAGAGAAAACTTGGGGTAAACTCAATGGTTGATACTTTGGGAATTCTTAACAACATAAGATTATTTAAAGATGTTAAAGACGGTGGAGCACATTTGGCTTATAATATGATGCACCATTTGGATAAGTTCAGAAATAAAAACTATTATGATGAGACATCAGGACAGTGTAATAAAGCCATGGATAAAATCATCGAACTTTACAAAGAAAATGAACATGGAACTGAACTTGTTAAAGATATTGAAAGAGTTTTAAATCTTCAAACAAAAGATGATGAATACACTCCATCCCCAAGAACTAAAGAATATCTAAAAAGATGCTTAGCTTTAGTTAAAGGAGAATAATCTAACCTCTTAGGAGGACTTTTAGGACCGTTACTAGTTATGGTAACAAAAAAAGAGGACATCGCTACGTCCTCTTTTTCTTTTTAAGGTATTTATAATAAAAACACAATGAAAACTAAACTATTCTTCGGATGGGAAAACATTAAATGGTTTTTCAAAGAAATTACAAATATGTATTCTACAAAACCATCATTCTTTTCTAAAAAAAGAATTGAGTCAGGTGTTGCATTTGCTGTCGCTCAATGGGGTATGATTTTCTTCCTTTTAGAAAAACATTCATCATTGACTATGACTGATTTAATTATGTGGGCGGGAGTTGAATTCGCAATTTCAGGGTACATTATACACCAAATACAAAAAGAAAAGAAAACTGAGGAACAAAAAGAAGAAACCCCCAACGAATAGTTGAGGGTTTTTTATTTATTTAACTTCTTCAAATTCAACGTCTGAACCTGTAAATCCTTCACTGTTTTCAGTCTGTCCTACATTACTATAGAGTTCCTGAGTAACTTGTTGCATTTTAGTATTAACATTATCAAGAGCTTCATTTATTTTGGTTACATCCCCTGAATTTTTAGCTTCTTTTAGTAGCTCAATACCACTTTTTATTTCATCCTTCTGAGGTTCACCAATTTTTTCATCCAAATCTTTTAATGTCTTTTCAATATTGAATATTACATTATCAGCTTCATTGATTTTCTCAACTTTTTCTTTAACCAACTTATCACTTTCAGCGTTTTCTTCAGCCTCTCTCTTCATTCTATCGATTTCTTCTTGGGATAAACCTGAAGATGATTCAATTCTGATGGTTTGTTGTTTATTTGTACCCTTATCTAGTGCCGATACATTGATAATACCGTTTGCATCAATATCGAATGTCACTTCAATCTGTGGAATACCTCTCATTGATGGCGGAATACCATCCAAATGGAATCTTCCAATGGTTTTATTGTCTTTCGCCATTGGTCTTTCCCCTTGTAATACGTGAATTTCAACAGATGGTTGATTATCTACGGCAGTAGAGAAAATTTGTGACTTTTTGGTTGGAATTGTTGTGTTTGCATCGATTAATTTAGTCATAATACCTCCCATTGTCTCAATACCTAGTGAAAGTGGGGTAACATCCAATAAAAGGACATCTTTTACATCACCAGCTAACACCCCACCTTGAATAGCAGCACCTAAAGCCACAACTTCATCAGGATTTACTCCTTTTGATGGTTCTTTTCCAAAAAATTTCTTAACCGCTTCTTGAATTGCGGGAATTCTTGTTGAACCTCCAACCAAAATAATCTCATCGATATCTTTTGTTGTTAATCCAGCGTTTTTTAGTGCTGATTTACAAGGTTCAATTGTTCTTTCAACCAATTTGTCAATTAATTGTTCAAATTTGGATCTTGTTAGTGTTTTAACTAAGTGTTTTGGTTGATTTTCAATTACCATAAAGTAAGGTAAGTTGATTTCAGTACTTTGAGATGATGAAAGTTCAATTTTAGCCCTTTCAGATGCTTCTCTAAGTCGTTGAATCGCCATAGAATCCTCAACCCATCCATTATTGTCATTTTTGAACTCAGATGTCAACCAATCAACGATTGCATTGTCAAAATCATCACCTCCAAGGTGAGTATCCCCATCTGTTGACAATACTTCAAACACACCTCCACCCAATTCAAGGATAGAAACGTCATGAGTACCACCACCACAGTCAAAAACAACGATTTTGGAGTCTTTATTCTTCTTATCAAGTCCGTAAGCTAATGCGGCTGCGGTTGGTTCATTGATAATACGTTTAACATTTAGTCCTGCAATCTCTCCAGCCTCCTTTGTTGCTTGTCTTTGAGCGTCATTGAAGTATGCGGGTACTGTAATAACCGCATCAGTTACAGTTTGACCCAAGTAATCCTCAGCAGTTTGTTTCATTTTCTGTAAAACCATAGCCGAAAGTTCTTGCGGGGAATACTCCTTACCATCAATCTTAACTTTAGGAGTGTTATTTTTCCCTTTTGTGACATTATATGGTACTCTCTTAACCTCAGACTTAATTTCGTCATAATTTGAGCCCATAAATCGTTTAATTGAATAGATTGTCTTCTCAGGATTTGTTACTGATTGTCTTTTTGCAGGATCCCCCACCTTTCTTTCACCACCATCTATAAATCCAATAATAGATGGGGTAGTTCTTTTACCTTCTGAATTGGTGATAATCACTGGTTCACCATTTTCCATAATTGCTACACACGAATTTGTAGTCCCTAGGTCTATACCCAAAATTTTACTCATAATTTAAATGTTTTTTGTTTAATTATATGTTTTATTTCTTATGGTGTCAATCCATAATTCATAAAACAATTGATAAAAATTAAACCAATTAAAATTTAACTGACAATTTGTCAGTTTTATTAAATTTTTAGTTAAATTATGTCTTTTTTAAAATTTATTTGTATTTATTCCTAAAAGTAAAAATAATGGACATCAACTTATACAACATATTAAAAAGATAAATCTAATCCTCCTTGTCATTAGGGGGATTTTTTTTTATAATTAACCAATAAACATTAAAATTAAAAAATGAAAAACACAAAAATCTACAACGAGTTAGTTCAGAAAATGAGAAACTTCTTCCAATCAAAAGGATTCTTGGAAGTACCAACACAATCAAGATTGTCAATCCTTGCAGCGTGTGAAAACCCACACTCAATCACTAAATTTGAATATTCAGGACAGATTTGGCCTTTACCTCAAACAGGTCAAATGTGGTTGGAGTATGAACTACTTAAAAACCCTGAATATCCTGGTGTGTATTGTATCTCAACATCTTATAGACAAGAGAAAACACCAATCCCTGGTCGTCATGATTTAATCTTCCCGATGTTTGAAGTGGAAACTAAAGGTACAAAAGAAGATATGGTTAAACTTCAAGCAGAAATGTTAGAATATCTTGGTTTTGATGTTCCGACTGTTGCCGACTACAATGAACTTTGTGAAAAATACGGAACAGAAATCCTTGAAGCTGAACACGAAACAAAAATGTGGAATGAAATCGGTGATTCAATCTCACTTCAGAACTTCCCACTAAGAACAAACCCATTCTGGAATATGCAAAAGGGTGAAGGTGACAGATTGGCAAGAGCGTATGAATTGAATCTTCAAAAAAAACTTAGTACAGAAGTAGCTTAATTATGGCAAAGAAACAAAATGTGGAAACACCAAAAACAGAAAGTACCAAATATGAATATGTCCTTGATTGTGGAGATATAATCCAAATATGGAGATATGATAAAAAATACGGTAAGAACGCTTATGAGGTGGAAAACATTTACAAAGGTGAACCAAAGTTCAGTAAATTAAAAAAGGGGTCGAATTAGACCCCTTTTTTAATTATTACAATATTTATAATCATAAAATAAATTTATAAATTATAGTAAATGTCAACTGAAATTATTGTCGCTTTTATAACTGGTGTTATGGGGGTTGTTGGTCCACTAAGTATTTTATACGCAAAAAACAAACTTAGTAAGAGTAAAAAACCAGATATGGTGAAAGAAACTTTAAAAATTAGTCAACTAGTGACATCAAAAATTGAAGACCTTAGAGATGAACTACATTGTGATCGTGTATGGATATCACAATTCCACAATGGAGGTAATTTCTATCCTACAGGAAAATCAATGGCTAAATTTAGTATTATTTATGAAGTTGTGGGGACTAATACCCATTCAAAACAAACTAACTTCCAAAATATTCCTGTTAATTTATTTAGTAAATCAATTAATCATTTGTTGGAAAAAGACATTATTGAAATATCCGATTTTAAAGATGAAACTATTGCAACTCACGGACTAAAATATCTGGCCGAAGAAACTGGATGTAAGTCACAATATAGTTTTGCAATTAAAACAATTGATAACAAATTTATCGGTGTTTTAGGTGTTGATTACACAAAAAGAAAAACAAAATTAGACTCAGAAACAATAAATCACCTGTTAGTTTATGCAGGAACACTAGGCGGGGTTTTAATGAATCATCTAAAACAATAATATTTAAATATTATTCTTTATCTCCCTTTCCTGAGTATTTAACCCCCATTATTGTCCCAATTATACTAAAAGCATTTGTTAATAATATACCCAACATATTAGACCATGTTGAACCTATCATTTGAGTGTCTTTATTAACAACTAAAGCTAAAATATACATAAATGTTGTAATTATACCAATAGATATTATTACACCCAAAGCAATTTTTACAATGCTACCAATTAATTCTGTTTGGGTTTTCTTTTGTAATACATCCAAATCATTAATCGCTGACATTTTAGCACTTTCAGCCTCAATTCTAGCCATTTCTGACTTAGCCATCTCTTGTTGGAGTTCGATACTAATTCTTTCGTTATCTTGTTTCCATGCTATCAGTTCTCTATTTTGAACTTCAAAGGTAATTTTAGAATCTTCAACCTCTTTCAAGGTTTCTTGGAGTTCCTCCATTATCCTTTGATTTTCACCATTAACCTCAATCAATTCTTTGTTCTTTTCCTGAACTTGTTTTGTTATTTCTAACCTTTTTTTTCTTGTTTCTTTATCCTTTTCCTTACAATTCTCCACATATTTGGTAAAATCAGGATCATCTGAAGAATCGATTATCTTCAAAATATTTCCTTCTAACCCAATATTTTTCTTTTCGAGTAATTCTATTAACTCTTGTTTTGTATCCTTATTAAATTTCATTATTTATATACCTTAAATGGCGCGGTTCTTTTTTTATAGCCTTCATAATCTTTTTTGAATTCTTCTAGCCTAGGTTCAATATCATCAGATTTTATAATCCAAAATTGAGCTCCAGCTTGAACTGCCTTTGCTTGTTCTTCAGGTTCATTAGACGATGATATAATCCCTATAACCACATTATTACCATACTCAAAGTTAATTTTTCTAATCAATTCTATACCATCAAAGGAAGAACCAATTATGTTTAAATCAACGAATACGCACTCAGGTCTATCTGAAAAATCACCTTGTAACCATTTTTGAAATAGTTTTGCCGCTTCATCAGAACTATTTAAAGATTTTAGTGAAAGACTAATATCTAATAAAGAACAAGCGTCTTCAAATACTAAATGGAACAAGTCCTCATCATCTACCAACATTAACGTTTCAATCATTTTTTTCTAATTTTTATTTTATGTTTATTTTCATTTTAGTACCAATTTCATTTTTTTCACAAGTAATCTCAAATCCGTGTTCTTCTAAAATTGCAACACAAATATTCAAACCCAATCCAGAACCACTCTCTTTTTGTCCTTCTTTCCTTGTGTATGGTTTTGATAAGTGGTCAAAATCTTGTTGAGTGATTCCTCTACCATTATCTTGTATTATTAAAATATCACCCTCCATAAATATCTTAACAAATTTTGTGTCAGAATCGTTATATTTCAAACCATTTCTTATCAGGTTATCAATGGAGGTACAAAACAATGACTCGTTCACATCTTTAGTTATTAGTTCATCGATATGAACCTGACTTTTGTATGAAGTTGTTGCTAAGTAACTTTCTAAAATACTTTTTAAATTACATTCTGTTTTATTTAATACAACATCTTTTTTAACTAAGTTTGTAAATTCATAAACACCTCTATAAACTTTTTGTGCATGAGCTAATCCATCTTTAATCATTTTAAATGGTGCAGATATTTTTAAATCCTCTATTTGTTCAAGTGTTAATCTTCGTTCTAAAGAGCTAACACCTCTAGGTATGTATGTATTAATACCTGAGTGCATATCGTGTCTTAAAATCTTAGCAGCGTGTTCTAAATAGGTGTTCTTTTTCTCAATCTCAATAGATTGTGTGATTCTATCAGTTATATCTGTTGCAATTTTCATTACCCTTTGTACTTTACCATCAACTCCAAATACTGGATTATATGAGGCTTGAATCCAAACTTGTTTTTTATCTTTAGTAAACCTTAAAAACTCATCAGTAACATAAACACCACTTCTCAACAATTTCCAAAATTCTTTATATTCAGGTGATTTTGAATATTCCTTCGAAACAAAAATTCTATGATGTTTACCTTTCAATTCTTTTTCTGTATATCCCATTTTTTCACAGAATAAATTATTAGCAAACATAATTTTACCATCCAAGTCAAACTCAATAACCATATTGGATGTGTTAATTGCCGTCATTCTATTTCGAATCTCAATTTCTTTTTTCTTTACATCAGTAACATCATATCTAATTGACATATAACCCAAAAACTTACCATTTTCATCGAAATCCCCCTTTATATAAGAATCAACCCAATATAATTCCCCAGTTTTTGATTTATTGGTTACAACCTCATTCCAAATCTTTTTCTCAACTACCACTTCTCGGTACATATTAACCCAAAACTCCTTTGGATGTCTACCTGAATTAACAATACTATGATCCTTTCCTCTTACTTCATCTAAACACCACCCAGACACCTCCTCAAACTTTTTATTCACATATGTTATTTTACCTTTATTGTCAGCTTTAGAGACTAAAACAGACGTATCGACAAACTTTTCAAACTCATATAAGTTATCCTTCAAAATATTACTTTCTTTAACTGAATAAGCAAAAGAATATAGTGATGATAACATTTGAGCAAAGTTAACTTCTAATTCAATCCATTCCCTTGGGGTTTCACTCTCAATACAAACAACACCAATTATATCACCTTTATACATAATTGGTACATCCAACATTGATTTAATACCAAGTGGTTTTAAGTATCCTTCCGAAAAACAAGATGTTGCGGTATGAGTTTCCGCATTGTTAGCAATAATAATCGGATCAATTTCTAAATGTTCAAAATAAGAACTGAAATCCTTTTTAAACATTTCCACACCACTATACCATTCATCTTCTTTTTTAATATAAAGTTGTTGACAAATAATTGAGGTTTTATCTGAATTATATAACCAAATTGAACATCTATCAGTATTGATTGATTCTGTAACTTCTTTTGTTAAAGTTTTTGCCCCATCCTTTACATTTCCTTGATAAAATAATGAATTGTGTGATTGTGAAATAAGAACTTTGTTAAGTTTTTTGGAGTATTTTGTTAATTTTATATTATGTTTTAATTTGTGATAATATTCTTTCACTAAAATTGAAAAAAATGGTAAAAAAATAATAAAACAAGATAACTCAATTATTTTGATTAATTGTGGTGCGTCATTTATAAAAAATAATGAGATCATCTTCATTATAAAGAAAATTGACATAATTAAAACTGAAAAGTAAATAGAAATTTTAACCTTGATTGACATACTTGATAACTTTTTTTCTATATAAATACTAACTTAAATTAGTTAATTGGTATTTATAAAAAAAACTATAAAACTATGTTAAAAATCGGTTCACAAGGAGAATTAGTTAAACAACTCCAAACAAAATTAGGCATTACTGCCGATGGTGCATTCGGTCCTGGTACTGACAAAGCACTTAAAGAATGGCAAACTAAAAATGGTTTAGTTGCCGATGGTATTGCAGGTCCTGCGACACTCGAAAAAATGGGAGTATCTCTTCCAAAAGTCGAAAAAGAGACATTAAAATTAGAAAAACTAAAAGGTCAAATACCTGATGTGGTAATTTCTGAAATCGCAATGATTGCTGATAAATTTGGAATTATCACCAATTTGAGATTATGTCACTTTTTGGCACAATGTTCAACTGAATCAGGTAATTTCAAAGCTGTTTCTGAAAACCTTAATTATTCTAAAGATGGATTGTTAAGAATTTTTCCTAAGTATTTTCCGGGTACACTAGCCGAGTCATACGCTCACCAACCTGAGAAGATAGCTTCTCGTGTTTATGGTAGTAGATTGGGTAATGGCGATGAAACAACCAAAGAAGGATGGAAATTCCGTGGTCGCGGTTATATCCAATTAACAGGAAAACAAAACTATCAAGTTTTCTCTGGTTTTATTGGCGAAGATTGTGTCGCAAACCCTGATTTGGTTGCTACAAAATATCCTCTAGGTTCTGCGGCGTTCTTCTTTAACAACACAAGCCTTTGGAATGTATGTGATGAAGGTGCGTCTGAAGAAGTTGTAACAAAAGTAAGTAAAAGAGTAAATGGTGGTTATAATGGTTTAGATCACAGAAAACACGAATTTAAAAGATTTGAAAAACTATTGTTAGTTTAAAAATAAAACCCCTCCGATAAAGAGGGGTTTTTTATTATAAGAATACAAGTTCATTGGTTTCTTGATTCCAATCCACAATTAATGGTTTATTCGCATAAGCATATTGTTCATTAAGAACACTAGCATTAATATAATGAGTATCACCATCAAAAGTATAACCATAACCAGTATGAATGTGACCACAAACGTGAATCTTTGGTTTGATTTCTTTGATTCTGTCAGCCAATAGTTCACAACCTAGATGTTCAGTTCTACCAATAACTTGATCAACATAACCATAAGCAGGTCCGTGAGTGATAAGGATGTCAGTATCAGTCGGAATATTATTCCATCTACGTTTTAGTTCCTCGCCTTTTCTTGGTAAGTTAAATGCCCAATCATAAAATTCTGGTTGCCAAGGACTGCCATATACTTTCACAGGTTTTTCATCACCAATTTGTACTTCTACTGAACTATCTCTTAGGTATTCAAAGTTCTTATAGGTATTTAATATTTCTTCGGTAGATTTGGGAATTAGAACACTCCCATGAACAAAGAATGGTTCTCTATCTATGAAACCCCAATCATGATTACCAGCAATGAATACTTTGAAATCATAATCCAACCCATCAAACCATTGACAGAAGTTTTGTATTTCTTGTTTGTAACCCATTGAAGACATATCACCGGCATGAATCAATAGGTTACCTCCTGGTAAGTCCTTTTCAACTTGTTTATGTTTACTATGAGTATCGGATATAAATGTTATTTTCATTAATTAACTATGTTTTTACTAATTTTTTATAAGATAGATATATTTATTGTAAAATAAAACAGATAAAATCAAAAATTTAACAAATATGAAAAGAATTATAAGGTTAACTGAGAGTGACTTAGTTAAATTAGTGAAAAGAGTTATCAGTGAACAAACAACTGATTCCTTTCCATCCAACCCAAATACAGATGTAATTAAAATACCTGCAACTGCAACAAATTATAAAAATCTTTTTAAAGGACCAAGAATGACTCTTCTTGAGGCACAAAATTTATATAACAACTTAATTCAAAATAAACATGTTGGTTATCTAAAAGCAATTTATCTCGATGACACTAGTGTGGTTCGACAAGGTCAAGAACGTCCTGGTACACAGGGTGTCTCAGCATCCACTGAACAAAAAAGACCCGTTTTTCAAGTAATGAAAGAATTCAAAATTAATGGTCTGCCAGTTATTAAAAATGGTTTTTTGAATACTTGTGATCAAAGAATTGAGGATTGTGGAAATTCAAAATTGAGGAACGCTATGGTGGAATTACCTGATGGTTCTAAATTAGATATTTCTTTATAATAAAAAAAACCTCTTTTTATAAGAGGTTTTTTTTATTATTATTTTCTATTGTAATAACAATATTGAATATATGAATTATCCATCATTTCTATGTTAACACCAGAAAGATTTAATTTGTTTTCTTTTATTTTATAGAACAATGTAACAACGTCACTATTTTTTGTTAGATAGTATTTTTCCACTGAGTTTTTATTACCCAATTCGCCGACAAACTCTAGAAATAAAAAATTAGGTTTAAGTGATTTTTCATTTTCGATGATTAATAAATTTTCTAATTCATCAAAGACGATAATATTTTTAGAGTTATCAACTTGGTATATCTCATATTGTACATTTTTATTCATAAAATATGATGTTAAGGTATCCTTTCGATTTTCAACCAAGTCAATTTTATTTTCATACATTGATGGGTCATAGAATAAAATTGAATCAAGTAATAGTGAATCTATTACCTCTTGACTTTGTGAGTGAAGATTTATCGCAAATAAAACGAACATTAAAATTGATAGATTTCTCATAATATTGTGTTTTTAAGTTGTGATGAATTCTTATTACAATTACAAAAATATAGACTTTTTAATTAAATCAAAAAAATACTATCACTTTTTTTAAAAAAATTTTAATCCCACCAACCTCTTAAACCAGATCCGTCAAATTGTTCATCAAAATCTTTTTCCTTATCAAAGGTTGTATAATCTTGTCCTTTCATTATCGTCCAAAGTTCAACCCATTCTTGTTCTTCCAATTCAGTTACCCTTTTGAAAAATTTTCTGTTGAACTCTTTTTGTTCTTCATTATTATAATCAACCAATTCATGTAACTCTGAGTTCCCTTCAAACGGAATAAATTTTATATTTTCTGTATCATATTTGCGACCCAATTCAATCTCAACAATATCATGGTATCTATAATCACGGATATTTTTAAGGATTTCAACAACCCTACTCATTTTTTCAACTTTCTTGAGTCTACTATGTTCAACTTCATTCCCTTTGGTTTCAAGATTTTTGGATATATCTTCAACACCAATCTCAATAAAGAATAAAGTACCATAAGAATCCCACCAATGATGACTCCATAAGGCTTTTCTGAACTTCCAAATGTTTTTTAAAAAGTTGGGTAAGTCTCTAAATAGGTATGAACATAATCTACCATACCAAGTATAATTGTAACTCATATATTTGTATTAGAATAAGAAAAATTGTGACATTTTTGAGAAAAATGACTTATTCTTTCTTGTTACTTTTGAAAGTTGTCCCTTCTTTTCTTTTTCAAAGTTGTTTGAAAGGAGGATTACATTCTTTTCACTTATGTCATTTTTCCACTTTTTCATATACAACTCAAAAAGTCTCTCAGAAGTTTCAATCTGAGCCGTATTTTCGCAAGAATCAAGAACTTTCATAAGCCAAGTGTACTGATCCAAAGAATCTCTTTTCATAGTTGGTATAAGATTTATGTTGTGAACTAATGATTGTGACACAAAAATAGGATTTAAATTTTAATACTCAAAATGTTTTACGTATTTTTTTATCGTTTGTCTTCTTTTTTTGTCATCCAAATCCGGAAATTCATGTATGATATAACTGTCTATTTTTTTAACTATATAACCAAAGTTATTAATAACGGGATAAGACTTATCACTAATCATTATTCTATATTTACCCATTATATCTTGTATATGTTCAGGATGTTCAACGGCAGGAAAATTTCTTCTTAGATAAATCATAAGTTTATCGTCAGCTTCACTGTATTTTTTTAGAATCTCGTCTTTTTGTGATTCGGTTATTATTATTCGTTTCATATTTATAAATATTGATGTTATCAACAAATTTATATATTTTTTTCACATGAAGAAAGGGTTTATCATTTATATAAATAAATTATTCAAAAAAGATTTGGAAATCCTTTATGGTAATGGTAGTTATGTCGATGTTGAAAACATAATTTTCAGTACAAATAAAAAAATGTATATTATCAGTTGTAAAATATATGTCGGGGACTTGAATTTATTTGAAGAAGTTGGATCTAGTGGTATTTTTTATATGTTCGAAGATGCTTGGTCTAGTTTTGGATTCAGAAATGAAAGTTTTATGTTACAAACATCTTTTGATTTGACTAACTAAAAAAAACAAATTATTATTAAACTTAAAAATTATTAAAAATGAGAAAAGTTAAACTTGGTGACACCGTTACAGTCAATTACACAGGAAAATTGGTAGATGGTACAATTTTCGACACATCTCTTACCGAAGGAAGAGAACCATTAGAAGCTAAATTAGGTGAAGGTCAACTAATTTCAGGATTTGAGAACGGATTACTTGAAATGAGTACTGGAGAATCAAAAGTAATTGAAATTGATCCAGAACACGCTTATGGTGAATATAACCCTGAACTTAGAACTAAAGTTAATAAAAATCAATTCCCCGAAAATGTACAAGTAGGTGAAACCCTACAAGGTAACTCATCAAGAGGTCCTATAATTGTAAAAGTATGGGAAGTTGATGAGGAAACTGTAACTATTGATGCCAACCACCCACTAGCAGGACAAAAGTTAATTTTTGAAGTGGAAGTTACTAATATTTATTAAAAAACTAACTTATGAAAAAAACAATCCTTTTATTACTTTTATGTTTAACAAGTTTCTTTGGAAAGTCTCAAACTTGTATTGATACTATCGCTTTTGATAATATGGAAACTTTTAATTGGAGTGGTGATTGGTGGAGAACCCCTCCAAATACCACAACCACTAATACTGGTTTTTTTAATAACGCTTCAGTATCACCAAATCTTAGTGCTGTAATCTATGGCGCAGGTAACGGTACTTCGGGTTTAGAACAAGATTGGTATGTTATGCCAAACATTAACGGACTCAACCCAACTTCAACCCATAGATTCTCTTTTAGATTAGCGTCTTATGTATTTTCAGGACCCACTGCAACAACACGAGGTGTTGATAATACAGATTTTGTGGAAGTTCAACTAAGTACAGATGGTGGAATAACATATTTTGGTGAAATGCGTATTCGTGGTTTTGGTAATGCAACTTGGGATTATAATACTTTAGGTGTTGCAAGTAAAACCGCAAATGGGGTTGCCACTTTTTACACACCAGTCGCTGGAGGTAATAGAACTGCAACTGGTGATGGATTTTCTGTAATACAGTTAACAATTCCTCCTGGACCAACTCAAATCGCTGTTGATATACTTTGTCGTGTAAATTCAGCAGGTGAAGAGTGGTGGATAGATAACGTACTACTTGAAGAAATTTATGATTGTACCATTTTCCCAATCCAACTCATCTATTTTGGAACTGAATACGATAAAAATAATAAAGACGTAATAGTTAGTTGGAGAGCAAATACTACCTTACCTGGTGAATATTTTATTATTGAGAAATCAACTGACGCATATAATTTTGATTCAATAGGTGTTGTTTATCCCACCGAAATCGGAACATATGATTACCAATTTGTTGACGAATCACCTATTTATAATGGATACACCTACTACAGGTTAAAGATGGTTGAACTTGATAATCATCATTATTCTAATATCTCAGTAGTACAGGTTAAAGATTATATTAATAAAATTATTCTACATCCGAACCCATTTAATGATTTTATAAAAATTCAAAATCTTGGGGATTATTTCGGACCTTGTGAATTAAAAATTTATGATAGTATAGGTAAAGAAGTTTTATCAAACTCATTCCAATTCGGTATTACTAATAAATTTGAAATTAATACAAAAAATCTGAGTCCTGGAATGTATAACGCAGTTATAAAAACCAATGGAAATACTGAAACGTATAAAATCATTAAATAATTTAAAAAGGTGTTCTATCGAACACCTTTTTTTTTATATGATATTTATTATAAAAATAGTTTAATGAAAAAATTTATTATTACTGAAGAAGATAAAAAACACATCAGAAAATTATATTTGTTATCAGAAGATGAATCTATGTCAAAATTAGAAAGGGCTATAGATTTATTTTTACCTATAGAAAAAGAAAAAGAAGATGACGAATCAACTGACAGTGAATCTTCAGATACTGAAGACTCTGAAGATGAAAAAAAGAAAATTTCAGTATCAGACGTTAAAGGATTAAATACAAATGAACAAATCGTTTTTGAACAACTTAAAGAAGATGGATTCACGGATGAAGCCGCTGCTGGTGTGATGGGTGTTGTTGGTGGTGAAAGCGGATTCAAGACGTTTAAGGAAGCTAGTTATAAGAACACCTCAAATGGTAGAATACGAGCAATTTTCCCATCCAAATTAGGTAAGATGTCAGATAGTCAATTAAACAGAATAAAAAAATCAGATAAATTGTTTTTCGATGCTGTATATGGTGGAATGTATGGAAATGCTCCTGACGAAGGATACTTGTATGTTGGCAGAGGATTCAACGGAATTACCTTCAAAGGAAATTATAAAGCCGCCCAAGATTGTACAGGTATTAGTTTTGTGTCAAATCCTGAACTAATGGAAGATCCATCAAACGCCGCCAAAGCATTATCTTGTTATTTTAAAAAAATAAAGGATATCAGTGACTTTGAAAAAGCATTTCAAGAAGCGTTTAGACAAAATGCTGGACCTGGACATAGTTGGGAATATTACGCTAACAGTACTAATCCTGTTGCCGTAACCGGAATTCCTCTGAAAAGAGAAAAAGCAAAACAATATTATAAAAAAATAACAGGAGAAATCTCATAAAAAAACCCCTCATAAAAGAGGGGTTTTTATTTAGTTAAACATTTTTCTTACCTGTTCCATAATTTGAGCTTGTTTCATCTCCAATTCTCTCACCTGTTTCATCTGTTGTGGATTCATCTCCAAATTTTCACTCTTAATGAGACTTATTTGGTTAAAAAGTCTTGTGTGCTCATTTAACAGATTACCGTATAATGTTGCTTTTTGTTGTTCTGTCATAAATTATAAGTTTTTTTGTTTTTTATATTAAAATCAACAATATTATCGTACTCATATAATTTATATTTTTCGATAACATTACCAATATGTTTCCAATATCCAGGTCCACCATAACCTCCACAATGATTCACCCAATATAACCAATTCTTACCAACCGCATGCCCATAATACGTATGTAAGAAATTTGCATGATCCTCGAATGATTCCTCAAATGAGTCATATTTTCTCCATTGAGTCCCACCAGGTGATGTGTAAAAATCTCCTTTGAATAATTCCTTATAATATTTCATACCAAATAGATTATTCGCGACTTTTCCTAATTCTGAATTACCTCCACCACTTTCAGTAATGGCTTGAGCTAATTGAATACTTACAGGAATCCCACACTCTATATGATAGTATATTGCAATTTCTTGGTGTTTATCACAAAACTCAACAAATGGATGTTCTGTTTCTGGATTATAATTGTTAGATATTTGTTTTGCAAAAGTTTCATTTGTAACCTCTGGAATATCATTTTCTTTTTGTAATGTTTGTGGATAACTAGTGTCTCCTGATACTATTAAACACAACACTACTACTAATAATAATGCTCTCATAGATGTTTTTTTGTTTTTCTTTCCCTATTTCATTCCGCCCCATTACATTATAAATATCTTGGACGAATAAGTAAAGTCACAAAACAATTAAACAGGATAAACATTTTCAACTTTGATTTTATATGTTTTCTCAAACCAAGGTTTCAAATGTTTTTCAAAAATTCTTTTCCCAAAGGTAGATAATCCACCTTTTAATTCCCATGTACTATATTCTAAATTGAATTTTTCACCCCATTTATCAATAGGAATTATTTTGAGCACATAATTGTCATCCTCCCAGTCATCATCATCAATTTCACCATCTTCATTTTTTTTAAAAAATACAAGAGAGGTATATATATCATAATCCTCATCCTCATATTCTTTTTCATCTCGAATTAAATTCTCATATTCACTAATATAATCATCAAAAAGTTTCTGTAACTTTTCTTCCATAGTTTCCCTCAAAATTATTTTAATGGTTTTTTCTATTCTCATATCAACCGAATTTTTTATTTTTTTCCAAAACGTATAATTCAAGATCATATGGTGAACCATATTCCTCCATGCCGAGTGTAAAATAAGAATCAACTGATTTTCTAATATCACTATACATCTCTTTCAAATCACTGAACATAATCCGTCTGTCTCTATTATCCACCGTAACCTTTATTATAGTCACTTCTATGGTGTCCCCAGGGTTAAATTTTTCTGTTTTGGATGCCAACATTACCTTTTTACTGCCAAAGTCAATCTCGACAATTTCAGGAAATTCTTTGGTTAATACCTTCGTAATTAAACTATGAAGTTTATTCTCAGTTATAATATATTTCATTTTTATCTTTTTTATATAAATATCCCCCAAATGTAAATCAAATGGGGGATATTATTTAGTTACAACTTTTTAAAACCTCTCGATTTTTATTCATCATCTTATAGGTTTTATTTCTAGACTTTTTACTTTTTACAAATGATCTTGTATTTCTTCTGTTCTTCGCCATTTTTTTAATTATTTAAAGTCATTCTTACGCTGTCTTAATTTTTTGTTTTGATTTTGAGACATCGGAAAGAAGTTGTTTATATTCATTTTCAGAATATTCTTTATTTATATCGGTAATTGTTTCATCCCAACTATCTTTTTCATACCCTGGTTTTGGTATATAATTAGAGTTAGTAATTATTGATAATACAGAATATGGGTTTTTCTCACTAGTATTTACAATTACTCTAATAAGATTTTGACCTAAAATATATTCAAATTTGTGTGATGATCTATCACGTTTATATTTAAACCCTAAATTTAACAATTCGTTTTCAACATTTAAAAGAGCAGGGTCATTATAAGCTCTAGGTTGTTCACTAATAACTCTTTTTACTAATTTAATTAAATCAGTTTCCGTTAATCGTATTATTTTTTTCATGTGATTATTTTTATTTTTAATAAATATTTAGAAAAAAATTATTATCCTTTTTTATTTGATAAAATCTATTTACCTTTGTAAGGTACATTTAAAACCACAATAACCATGAGTAAATTACTTCTAATCCTGAGTGTTTTATCTATCTCTTTTTATACAATAAAAATTAATGGGGTAATCAACAAACTAACTTTTGTTGAACCAAACATAAATAGAGATTCTTTGATTAAATTAGGGATGCCTGAACGAATTACTAATCAATATATTCTTGTTAGAAAATCTGAAAAATATCAAAATAAATCTTTTTTTATTGTGGATACAAGAGAAAATCTGATTTTCTTCTTTGATAAAAAAGGTGATTTTGTTGCAAAATCACCAACAATCGATGGTTTTGATAAACAAAATGAAAGTAAGATTGATGGTTCTTTAAAGACATGGTATGAACACGTAATTGACATTGGGTTTAAATGGGACGATAATAAAAAACAGTATGTCGATATAACAGGTAAAAAAAGACATTATTCTAATAGTTTGGTATATACTCATTTAGCAAAAACTCAATGTAGATTTTTTCCAAAAGGGGTTTATCAGATTACAAAAAAATTTCATAGCAACGGATTCGTAGGAAAAGGTGAAAATACTTTTAATATTAATACCTTAGATGGTAAAAATTTAGCATTAGCAATACATAGTCTTTACAAAAGTGAATACAGAATTAAAAATATGAATAATCTAGTATCGTTAGTTGGGAATAATTTTGATGAAATTAATGTACCTAATTCTTTTAGAAATGTTGTTCTAAACAATATTAATAACGGTACTTTTAACAATTCTTTCGGTTGTATTAATGTACCCGAAAAATTTATAGAACTAACTAAAAATGAATCAGTTAATTCATTAGTTTTTGTTATCGGTGAAAATACAAATAATTATTTAGTCAAATAAAAAAAAACACCACAATGTGGTGTTTTTTTTTATGCAGTTGTTTTTCTTATATCAATAGGTTCTCCACCTACTTGAGTTGCGATTGACGTTGGTTTTTTACAGAATCCATTTTCTCCTTTAAGTTCATTGAAGAATTCGGCTCCTTGTGAGTTATCCATTTGTACTAAATAATAATCTTTATCTTCAGACATAACAAATATCATCGCACCTTTTTTGGCGATATCTAATACTCTACTATCATTTGCAAATGATGCGTCAACATTAAAACAACCTGTAGATAAGTCGTATTTTTTACTACCAATCATATTATTAATAAGGTCATTATATTGTTGTGGAATTTTACCGGTTTTTTGTGCATCCCCTAAATATTTTTTTAATTCTGCATCAGCCTCTATTCTATTTGAAATGGGAACTAAAGCATGAATTGCTGAAGGTAATTCAAGACCTGATTGAGTTTTTATTTTAATCACATTATCAACATTTTTGGCTCCGGTATAATGAGATTGATAACTTGTACCACCAGCCTTATAAATACCAGCACTTAGTGACCTTTTACCTATCTTTGATAAAACATAATATTGTTTAGTCAAATCGCCAGAACAAAAACAGTCCAATTTAGTTGATGGATTCTTACATTTGAATCCTGCCGTTTCACACCACTCACGGTAGGTAACAGGTTTTGTCGGTTGTTTATCCTCACCTTCCACGGTTTGGGATAATCTTATAAATTTATGTGATTCGTCAAATGCCGCTACAAGTTTAAGTCTAGGGTCAATAATGAAAAAAGGTTTCCCTTTATATTCAGATCTCTGATTAATGTAATGAATTTCTCTATTCATCCTATCACCAGCAGCTCCCTTCAGTACTTGAGGAATTGATTCTAATGGTGCTAATTCAATTGAACGTTTTTGATAACCCTTAATTCCTAACCAATCTTCTTCGGACTCAGTTGATTTTGAACTATATATTTTACTTGATGATGGGTCAACACCATACAAATTAGAACCTTTAGAAGTGTTACTTGAATTAGTTTTTTTATGAGATAAAAATTTTCCCCCAACACTTTCATTTCCGACTTTATAATTCCAAGCGTTTGTTATATAACTATTATTATACTCACCTGTTGGACTTAAACTTGTCGCAGCAGCAACATTGGGATAATTTTTAATAACCCAACTTCTAAATTCATTTCCTTCAGTAGTGTTCTTAAATGGTACTGTTTTTGAAATTGTCGATGATTGGGACGGGGATGAGGATGGGGAATTTGCATAATCATTGAAAATTAATTTTCTAATATTTTCTTCGTATTTTGTTCCTGTTACATTAATCCAATTATTAGAGGTTTTCAATTTAGTATAATATTTACCATTTTCTCTCTTATAATCATAATTATCCTTACCAATCCCCTGAATTACTTTATTTGGTAATCCCTCATCTTCCTTGATTATATTTCTAACCAATTTAGCTAATTGGTTTTCCGTTAACTTTATTATTTTTTTCATTACTGAATATTTTTATAATAAATATTCTACCGAATCTTATTATTTAGTTTATTCGCAATATCTGATAAAAATTCTTCTTTAGTAATTATCTTATTGGTTATTGAACTGTTTCCACCTTTAATCTTTTGGTACAAATCCCAATTCCATATTGATTTATTTTCAGGTAACATAGGTTTAGGTTTTCTTGGTTCTTCAATATTTTTATAAGTCAATTCATATAGTCTAGCAAGTTTCTTTATCATATTCGATGCTGTATATCTTTGATATTTCTCTTCATTCTTAAAGAATGATAAATAATTACCATCAAATTTTCCACTTTTTTTGAAAAATTCATCCAAATAATTATCTTTTTCTGGTGTTTGCATAAATGCAAATAATGGATTATTAACACCAAAAGGATAAATATAGTTTATGATTTTTTCATTTTTCCAGTTTGTAATGTTAATATAAAATAATTCCAAAACTCTATCAATTTTTTCTTGTTCGGATACATAATTTTCACCAATGTGATCCAATAAATCATTAATTTCTGTAATATATGACTCTAATTCATTTTTTAATCCCTCAATTGTAAAATTCTGAATTTTTTTCAAAGTTTGGTATATCTTATTTTCCAAGAAAAAATTCTTAAATTGTTCGGGAGTTATTTTTTCTAATTGAATTTGAGCCGCCAATTCTGTCGGTCTAACCAAATTCTCAATATGATGAATATAATAAGAGTTAAATAAAACCTCAGTTAGAGGTTTTATTTTTCCAAAACTATTTGAACTAAAAACATTATACTCCACCTTCTTATATAAATTATAAGTGTTTTTCTTGAATATGTCATACCCATGTTTTAATTCATGAGCAATAATTGGAATTAAATATTTTTTGTTGCTTCGAATAAACTCAGATAATTCTTCATCTTTGAATTGTTCTGGAGTTGCAATTTCAATACTCATGTCAATCTCATCGGGATTAATAATTGCTTTCATTTCAAACATGGAGTTAATAACATTTTCACTGGATTGTCCCATACTTAATAAAATAAAACTATCTATTTTATTTTTATCTAACTCAACTTTTAAATTAACTTTTTTTAAGTTCATATCAGATATCCTAAAATCACCAATGATTTGGATTTTATGAACATCCTCAGATTCAATATTTCTTAAACCTGATACATACGCTGAAATATATTCATACAATTTAATTGAACTATCAATAATATTTTCAGGAACCCCCAATGATTCATGAATTCTTTTTTTCATTTTCTATGATTGAAATAATTTTAATTCTCCTTCCCTACGTTTAGATACTCCAGATAAACCAACAGTATTATATGTTTTTAACAACTCGGCAGCTTTTTTATCATCTCCCTTTTTTAATGCTTGTATCAATTGTGATTTTCTCAAATTACCAATACCCGAATTAAATGATAATGAAACCAAAGCATCAAATTGTCCTTGAGTTATCATATGTCCAGGAATTTTTTTTGATTTCCAATCAGATAATATTTTTCTCACATAATTAGCATTCTCCCTAACATCCTGAACCAATAAATCATCAGCCTCCTTCTTGGATTTTAATCTGTCCGTGGGTTTAACATTTAACGTATGACCATATCCAATTGTCCAAACACCAACAGCATCCTTATAAGCCTTATATTTAGGTTCTTTAACCCCATTCTTTCTATTCTTTGGGTCACCTTCCCATTCCCTCAAAAACGGCCATATATTAGCACTAACACTTAATGTTGAACCATCGTACTTCTGTTTACCAGTTGATGATTTTTGTTGATCGGACTTACCTAATATTTTATTAACTAAATCATTAAATATCCATTCTGTAATAATAATCTTCATATTTTTATCTATAAATATTAACCACAATTTTTATTATACCAATCTTTTATTTCCATCTCATAATTTAATTCGATGTATCGATTAAGTCTTAACCATATATTCCCAAACTCAATTGAATCATCATCCATCATTCGAGCATAATAATTATTATAACAATACTCAACGATAGATTCAGCAACAACATTGAAAAATTCATTAGAATCGGAATAAAGTTCACAATCATAAAGGAAGTGGTAAACCTGACGTAATTTATCTGAAATATAAAACTTAATTAAGTTAATAACCTTCTCATCATCAAACTCACCAAAAATTTCATCAATTAAATCTTTATAACTCACACCAAAATTTTTTGATGTAAAATATATCCCCTCATCTTCAATCATATTCATCAAAGCTTTTTTATGTTTCCCTGATGATAATATTTTTTCAAACTGTGATTCCGTAATTATTATTTTCATATCAATTTTTTTTATACTTTATCAATTCAGGATAATCGTTTAATACGTCTTGACTGAATTTAATTGATTTAACATCATAATAATTATCACCAACAATTTTAACAATGTCTTTATCAGTACCCTTATATATCGCAAATATTCTTGATGAATTCTCACCATCAATATAAAAACTATAAAAATCAGGATCTTTAATAAGTTTTGTCCAAATTCTTTGAGACTCCGCGCTGACATTGGAAGTTGAACTACCCCATCCCAAATGTTTTATGAACTCCTGATATATCAAATATCCCAATCCAGTTCCCATTAAAATTGATGGCAACCCACCAATAAAATGTATCCTATTTCCAGGTTCACCCTCAGTTTCAATCACAACACCCCAATCATTCAATATCTCATCAACAGTCTTTATTACCCCCCTATTTGTTTTTTTCATTGCGGGAATCTCCAAACCATAATGCTCATTCCCATATAAACCACCATCACCAAAATCAACCCTAGATGGAAAATGCTTAACCCCAAAATTTGGGGGGAATATAACATCATATAAATTGTTACCCCTATTTATGAACTTCAATCCATACGGCTTACTACGAGTAATCGGCTCATCCTTGAAAACATTACCATAATCCTTTACAAAAGTATCATCCAATTTCTTCATCCTATAATAGTCGTTATTCGGTTTTTCCAAATATGTCCCCTCAATGTCAATCTCATCTATCTCACCCTCATTGATTACCCTCTTAATTAATTTAACCAAGTCCCCCTCAGTTAATCTTATGATTCTCTTCATACCAATTTTATTTATAAATATATCAAATTAAAAAGGGCGGTTGGGGATTCCATACGAATGAAATGAGAAAAAAAAATATCCCCACACCTTATTTAGACATGGGGATTTTTTTAATTAAACAAATTTTTGTTGTTTATTTATATCTTTTTGACCAAAGTCAGGATTTTCTACTTTAGGCACCCATTTACCTTGACTATTTTTTGAACAAAAATATGGGGCAAAGTATTTCTCCGCAATTGTTTTATTCCAAAAAGTTTGCCCAATACGTTTTTGATTGTCAATAAAAGTAAACGATCCTAATTCTTCATTCTGCTCACGACAACTAAAATCTAACTCATTAAATTTGTAATATCTATCAGAATTCAATTTACTCCAAGAAACATCACTCATACCAAATCTATATCGTCCCGCTGTTGGGTCATAACTAATGATATTTGTTATTTTGGTATTATGTGGATAATCATCTGTTTGTTCTTTCTTTTCATAAAAATTCATAGGAGTTCCAATTAACCAATCTGGTATTTTATTCCAATCAATTTTGTTTAATTTTGGGGTAGTTGGACTCTGTATAGTGGTTGTTGTAGTTGTTGATTTAGGTATTAATTTTTCGGTACTAGCCTTAGGTGCATTTTCATCAAAACAACCATGATTAACACCATCAATGGAATCTTTATGTATATAAGCCACCGATTTATATCTACCACCTTCTAATTTAGTTATAATATAACATACACCAGATTCATTATATCTATCTTTATTTGAACTTAATTGATTAAATAATGCTTTTAAACTTAATTGTTTTGCCTCCTCAATCTTTTTTTCGTCCGTTTCGTTAGTGTTACTATAAGCCTGTTCCCAATAATAGTTATTACTTGCTTTCATTTTTGAGAACAAACCTGAATCATTTGAGACTTGTGGAGTTTTTTGTTCATTTAATATTCCATATAATGATTTTATGTACTCCTTGTCATTCTCTGTTATAATTAATTTTTTCATAAATTTTTAATTATAAATATCCCCATACCTTATTTAGACATGGGGATACACATTTATTTTTTATACTTAACAATAATTTCAATAACCTCATCAATCAACTTATCCTCCAACTCAATTAACCCATCAACGTCATTAGAATAAAATGGAATTCTAATCGGAACCAATAAATTACCAAAACTAGGATTATTATCCTTAACCACACCAGAATAAATCTTATTAGTTGCCATATCCACACTAATAGCATCAACAGACCTTTCACCCTCAACCAATACAATTACCTCGTAATCACCTCGCCTAGTTACAATAATCCTCCCATTACCACTATCCTCAATATCCTTAACCTGTTTTAAAAACATCATCAATAATGAAGATGGAACATACTTTCCATGCTTATCCAAAAATCTCTTGAATAAAAATACGCCCAAGATTATAACAACCAACACAATTAATGCAATCATAGAATTTTATTTTAATGTGATTCAATATTAATATAACCATATGACATTAACAATAGTTCCAACAAAGATAAATAAAAAAGGGGCTGGGGATTGAATACGAGTGTAACGAGGAAAATTATATATTACCCCTTTATAAACTTATTAAACGCAAACAAGAAATTAATGAAATCCCTATCAAATAATTTCTTCTCAATTCCAATGTCACGCAACGATTCAATATAATTCAAAAGATATTTTTTATCATATACCTTATCTTGTTCCAATGTACTAATCATTACATTAGGATACATCTTGACATAAGAGATGTGAGTTTTATAATTATTCTCCCCAACATACTCTTTTAACTTATCCAAGTTTCTACCAATAATCGTTTTATATTTCTCATATTCAGCATCCTCCAAATTCTCAAATAAGAAATCATAAAATAACTTCTCCAATGTATCAAAGGTTACATTCCAATCATATATACCACGACTTAACTCATCACCCTCAAATGGTGTCTTCTTATATGGTAATATCTTTTCCTTCTTGAAATCACCTACCTCACCCCACTTAGGATATTTCTTTTTCAATAACTCAACCAAATCACCTACCATTTTTCCAATAGTACTATAAAATATAAGTCTATGATTAAAATCAACAATAATAATATCAAAATATATTTTCTTGTTTTTAATATTTAATTGAAGTTTCATAAAACGATCGTAATCCAAATAAAATAACGAATTAATCTTTTTTCTATTCACCTCATTATCTTCCAATCCATAAAATTCGATAATTAAATTAACAATAACTTTGGTAACTTTATAAATTATTTCTCTTTCTGTTGAGTCATCATAAATAAATTTTCCTTTATCATCTACAAGTAATTTTAATAATTTATCTAATTCATTAATTAAATTATTTGTTATAAATCTAACAGCATCGTAATTCCCCAATGACATTAATTCATTTAATTGTCTCTCCGTAATTATAATTTTCATATGTAATTTTTATTATAAATATATTATAACCAAAACTCCCCCTTTTCCCAAAATTTTTCCAAAAATATTTTTTTTCATTTTCACTTATATAAGGGGGGTACTTACTTTTTCGTCAAAATTTTTTCCAGAATTTTTTTGTATATACATTGCAAAGGGGATTGTCCCCCCTATTTACGACAAATACGACAA